GCCGGGCTAGCCCCGCCGCCGGCTGCCGAGGCCTCGCCGCCGGTCCCCACGCCCCCGCCGGCCAGCGAGGCCACCGACGCCTTGCTCGCCGACCTGGCCCGCCAGCTCAAGGCCGTGCGCGACGAGCGCAGCCACCTGCACCCGCAGCTTACCGCTTCCGGCCTGCGCCAGACGGCCCGCCAGAAGCTCGCCGGCCGCATCGTGGCCCTCACCGACCAGGAGGTCGAGGTGCAGGCCGCCCAGGCCCACGTGCGCGCCCACGGCCGGCTGCCTGGCCCCGTACCCCTGGCCGACGTCACCGACCGCGCGCAGCTGCAGCGCACGCTCACCAACCGCCGCGCCCAGCGCAGCAAACTCAAAGACCCCGCCCATGCGGCCGACCTGGCCCGCGTGCAGGCTGACATCGATTTACTCCTCCAAAAACTTGCTTCCTGATATGTCTGAGTCCCTTTTGCCCCTCGAATGGCACACCACCCAGCGCCGCGTGCGCGAGTTGGTGCCGCTTTCCTACAACCCGCGCACCCTCACCGACGAGGGGCGCGTGCGGCTGCTCCACAGCCTCAAGAAGTTTAACCTGGTTGAGATTCCGGCCATCAACCTCGACAACGTGGTGCTGGCTGGCCACCAGCGCCTGGCCATGCTCATCGACCTGGGCCGGGGCGAGGAGTTCATCGACGTGCGCGCCCCCAATCGCCAGCTCACGAAAGACGAGCTCGACGAGTACAACCTGACGAGCAACGTCGGGGCTGGCATCTTCGACTACCAGGCCGTGCTCGACAACTTCAGCCACCTCAACCTCGACGCCATCTTCGACCACACCTCGCTCGAGGCCCTGGCCACGCTCTCGGCCCTGGTGCTGCCGCCGGCCGAGGAGGGCGAGTTCGACCCTACGCCACCCGCGACACCGGTGTCGGTGCTGGGCGACGTGTACGAGTTCCACTCCGATGGCCTGGGCCTGATGCACCGCCTGGTGTGCGGCTCCTCGACCGACTCCGACGTGGTGGCCAGGGCCGTGGGCGAGGGCGTGCTCATCGACCTGGTCAACTGCGACCCGCCCTACAACGTGAAGTACGAGGGTAAAACCAAGGATGCGCTCACCATCGAAAACGACGATATGAGCGATGGGGACTTCTACCAGTTCCTGTACGACTACTACGTCAACTGCTTCACGTTCATGCGCCCAGGGGCGCCGATTTACGTGTTTCACGCCGATAGCGAGGGCGCCAACTTCCGGCGTGCGCTCGTCGACGCCGGGCTGAAGCTCAGCCAGTGCCTGGTCTGGATTAAGCAAGCCTTCGTGATGGGGCGCCAGGATTTTCACTGGCAGCACGAGCCGATTCTCTATGGCTGGAAGGAGGGCGCCGCCCACACCTGGTGCAGCGACCGCAAGCAGACCACGGTGCTCAAGTTTGACCGGCCCAGCCGCAATGCGGACCATCCAACGATGAAACCGATTGATATTCTGGAGTATCTGATTGAGTGCTCCAGTAAGCCGGGCGCCGTGGTGTTCGACGGCTTCGGCGGCTCGGGCTCGGTGCTCGTGACGTGCGAGAAGTCGGGCCGCCAGGCGCGTGTAGTCGAGTTGGACCCACGCTATGCTGACGTGCACGTCAAACGCTACCTGCAATTCATGCGCGACAACCAGCGCCGCTTTACTATCACTCGAAACGGGGAGGACCTGGAAGATGAGCAACTCGCTGCCTACACCCACTGATTTGCCCGGCGCCGACCAGGTGCCGCTGCCCACCTCGACGACCATCGAGCGCATTTACGCGGCCTACATCGCCAACACGGTCTCGCAGCTCAGTGCCGATGACAGACAGGCCCATACCGAGCTGGAGGCGGCCTACGCCCTGATTCTCAACTACCACACCTTTGACCAGGCCTGGCCACTGCTGGCTCAGAAGTTCGACTTGAGCCGCGCCACGTGCTACCGGCGCCTGGCCGACTCGCAGAACCTGTTTGGCGACCTCAAGAAGGTCAAAAAAGAGGGCCGTCGGTCGGTGCTGATTGACTTTTCGCGCAAGCTGGTGCAGGTCGCCCTCTCGCAGCGCCCGCCCGACACGAAGGGCGCGCTGGCGGCCCTCAAGTTCGAGGCCGACATCACGGGCCTGCGCCGGGCCGACGCCCACGGCGAGGAGGGCACCGGCGGCGTGGGGGCCACCACCTACGTCATCAACTTGCAGGTGCAGGGCCGCAAGCCGCGCGCCATCGACATCAGCAAGCTCGGCGACGTCTCGGACGCCGATTACGAACTGGTGCAGGAGGCCGTGGCCGGCCAGCTCTTCGGGGCCAGTGCGATGGAGGTGATGCTCAGCGAGCGCCGGGCCCTGGAGGAAGGAGGTGCCACGTCATGATTATTGACCGGGTAAAACTCGACTTCAACCAGGCCCAGCTGCGCTACGTCACGGCCCGCGGCACCAAGGAGGGCATCAGCATCTGGGGCCGCGGCACGGGCAAGTCCAGCATCATCGCCTGGGACATGCACAAAATCGTGACCACCATGCCCCGCTCGTGCTGGGTCATCGTGGGCTCGACGTACAAGCAGGTGCTCACCCGTACCCTGCCCTCGACCGTGGCCAGCCTCGAGCGCCTGGGCTACAAGCTGGGCCGCGACTTCTACATCGGGCGCAAGCCGCCGCCCTCGCAGAACTGGGAGCACCCCTTCCAGGGGCCACTGAGCTACGACCACTTCATCATTTTTCGCAATGGCACGGGCTTTCACCTGGTCTCGCTCGATGCCGGCGGCTCGGCCAGCCGGGGCCTAAACGTGGACGGCTTTATCGGCGACGAGGCCTTGCTCTTCGACAAGACCAAGCTCGACGCCGACTTGTCGGCCACCAACCGGGGCAATGGCCAGTATTTCGGCAAAAACCCGATGCACCACGGCGTGTTCCTCTTCAGCTCGATGCCCTGGGGCGACCAGGGCCGCTGGCTGCTGGATAAGGCCAAGTATTACGAGAATGAGGGCATGGACCTAGTGGAGGAGCGCCGCGAGTTGCTCGATGCCCAGGTGCGCTTCTTGGACGCCAACAGCGAGGGCGACGAGGCCATGCTGGCCGTGTGGCGTGATGAAGTGCTGCCCCTGATGCAAAAGGTGCGCTTTTTCCCCTCCAAGGCCGCCCGCGGCACCTTTTACTCGGAGGCCAACGCCTTCGACAACATCCAGCATCTGGGCTTGCAGTATTTGCTCGACCAGCGCCGGTTTATGACCGACTTCACGTTCCAGATTGAGATGATGAACCGCCGCCCCACGACGGTTAAAAACGGGTTTTACCCCAAGCTCAACCAAGCTGTGCACGTGGAGGAATGCGCCGCCGACGATACCCTGCTGGGCCTGGTCGATGAGAAAGGCCTGGGCCACCACCTCAAGCTGCTCAAGGGCTTGGTGGATAAGCCCGACTCGCGCCTCGACAGCGACTGCCGCCCGCACCAGCCCCTGCGTATCAGCGTGGACTTTGGGGCACGCATCACCACGTCATGGGTGGGTCAGCCCCACCGCGACGTGCGTGAGTACCGCCACCTGGGGGGCTTCCACGTCAAGTTCCCCGGCTTCATCGACGAGCTGGTGGGCAACATCTGCGAGTACTACCGCTACCACTTGCGCAAAGAGGTGGAGTTCCTAGCCGACGAGGAATACGGCGACGCCCGCCGGCCCGACAGCGAGTTCACCCTCAACGAGCGCTTCATCCGCGCCTTCCTTAAGCGCGGCTGGCGCATCCAGCGCTTCGGCCTAGGCCGCATACCTGGCCATCCCACGCGCTACATGCTGGCTCACGACCTACTCGAGGAGAAGGACCCGAATCTGCTGCGCCAACGCTTCAACAAGGAGCGCTGCAAGGATGGCATCACGGCCATGCTGCTGGCCCCCGTGAGCCAGGACAGTAAGGGCCGCATCAAGAAGGTGAAAACGAGTGAGCAGAAGGAGAGCTTCCCCGCCGAGCACGCCACCCACTACACCGACAACATCGACCTTCACTTCCTCTCCTGCGGCACCGACATCGTCAACGCCCAGGTGGACTTCAGCCAGCTCGGCCTCTACTCCAGCTAAGGAGTTGCCTAACGCTGCCTCGGTACGAGCCCCGACCACCTAGTCGGGGCTTTTTCGTGCCCAGACCCCAGCCCCACCCCTGGGGAGAGGAGGAGCCAGGCAGATATCCCCCGAGGCAGCCCTCGGCAACTGCCCAGGGCCGACAGTGCAAGCCGGGGAATCCCGCTCGGTTCGTGAGACTGGCGAACGCTAAAAAGGGCCAAAAAGGCCATTTGCAGGCCCCTGGCGCACTTCGCGTTGAGATTAGAATCCTAGGCATACTTCCCGCAAAACAGGGGTTTTTGTGTCCTTTTGCCTGACTCGGGGCGGCGGGTACTTCGTGGCACCAATGAACGCCCCGACTTCCCCCACTATCCGCCTCAAAGACGCGCTGGCCCTGCTCGACGGGGCGGCCCCGGTGCCCGTGCGCTGGGTCACTTACGACCGGCGCCGGCAAACGGGCGGCGAGTTCCGCGAGCTGGCCGGCGCCCGCCTGGGCCGGGGCCAGCGCGCCGCCGCCACGGCCGCGCTGCGAGCGCCCACGGCCGCCGAGGAAACCGACGCCGACCGCGCCGACGTGGCGGCCGACGGTCTGGTGCCCGTGCCCACCGGCACCCCAAAAGACCCGGCCCACTGGCTCAACGCCACCCGCAACCTCGTGGACACGGCCACGGGCAAGCTCATCAAAATTCACATCTACCTGCTCACGCACGTCGCGGGGCGCAAAGTCTATCTGTAATGCAGCAACTGGTATTCTCCAGCCACGGCGTGGCCTACCACCGGGGCCTGGGCGCGGCCGTGCGCCTGGGCGGCGCGCTGGGCGCCAGCGGCGCCAGCAGCGGCGCCATTCTGCCCGGCGGGGCGACGCCCTCGGCCCCGGTCGATAAGACGGCCACGGCGGGCCTGCTGGCCCCCTGGGGACCGGGCAACGATTGGCCGCAGCAGGTGCTGACTGCCCTGGTCAAGAGCACCATCCTCAGCCCGGTACTGGACTGGAAAACCCGCGCCGTGTACGGCAGCGGCATCGTGTACGGCAAGGTCATGGGCTACAAGCCCGATGGATCGGAGATTTTTCAGCCCAGCCGCGACCCGGTGGTGCGCGAGTTCTTCCGGCGCAGCAACCTGACCCGCTACGGCTTCGAGGGCCTGCAAGGGCTGCTCTACTTCGGCCACGCCTTTCCCGAGGTGGTGCTCAGCAACGACCGCAGCCAGATAACGAGCGTCACCATCCAGGACGCGCCCTTCTGCCGCTTCGCCACCCAGCAGGCCGGCCAGGCCCTGCCGCCCTGGGTCTACATCTCGGCCAACTGGCCGGCCGCCCAGCCGGGCGACGGCTATACCGAGCGCGTGCCCACGCTCGACCCCTACTACAACGCCATCGACGACCTGCGCGCCGACAAGCGGGGCTACAAATACATCTGGCCCCTCTCGGTATCCAGCCCCGGCAACGCGCTTTACCAGGTGCCGGCCTGGACGGTCATTCTCAAGTCGCGCTGGTTCGACGTGGCGCTGGCCGTACCCGAGTTCAAGAAGCAGCTGTTCGACAACCAGCTCAGCATTAAGTACCTCATCGAGGCCGACGTGCGCTACTGGGAGTGGAAATACCCCGACTGGAAGGAGAAGAAGGACGGCGAGCGCAAGCAGATTATCGGCGAGGAACTCAATGCCTTTGAGCAAACGATGGCCGGCACGGCCGGGGCAGGCAAGACGCTGCTGAGCGTCACGATGCCCGACCCCACCGACCCGAGCAAAATGATTAAGGTGTTCACGATCACGGCCCTCGACGATAAAATCAAGTCGGGCCTCTACATCGAGGACTCGCAGGAGGCGGCCAGCCACTTCTACACCGCCCTGCAGGTCGACCCCACCCTGAGTGGTATCAGCCCCGGCAAGGACATGGGGTCGGGGTCGGGCTCCGACAAGCGGGTCGCCTTCAACGTGTTCGTGGCCACGCACAGCTTCTACCAGGCCCTGCTGCTGGAGGTGCTGGAATTCATCCGCGACTACAACGGCTGGGACCCCGACCTGGAGTTCCGCTTCCTGAGCCCGCAGGTCAACACGGCCGACGCCAAAAAGGAAACCTCCAACAACCCCACGACCTAACGGCCATGCTCCTCAAGACCCTTGCCGAGTTCCAGGCCTACGTGGCCGTGGACTTCAACCCGACCACCGGCCTGCCCCCCAGCTTCGTGCTGGAGCTGGCCGAGACCGAAGCCTCGCTCATCGCGCCGCTGCTGGGCGAGCCGCTTTGCGCCTGGCTACAGGCCGCCTACGACGCGCCCGACTTTGATGCTACGGCCCTGACGCCGGCCGCCGGCCTGCTGCGCGCCGTGCAGGCCCCGCTGGCCCGGCTGGCGGCTAGCTCTGGCATCACTACGCACCAGGTGAGCATCGACGGCACCGGCGTGCACATCGTGAGCACCGACAAAATCAAGACGGCCTTCCAGTGGCAGAGCCGCGAGCTACAGGCCCTGCACCAGCGCCGCGGCTACGCCGGCCTCGACGCCCTGGTGCAGTGGCTGGAAAACCACCGCACCGACTCGCCCGAGTTGCAGGCCTGGGCCGACTCGCCGGCCGGCCGCCGGCATCGGCGCGAGTTGTTCACCAGCGCCACGGCCTTTCAGGAATACGAGAACATCGGCTCCTCGTGGCTCGTGTTCGAGGCCCTGCGCCCCATCCGCCGCCGCCTGCAAGCCCTGGAGCTACGCGGCGTGCTCGGCGACGAGTTCCTGCAGGAACTGCTCGATCAGGTGGCGACCCGCACGCTCACGTCGGAAAACGAGAACCTGCTGCGCAGCCGCGTGTACCCGGCCCTGGCCAGCCTTACCATCGCCCACGCTGTGCCCACCATGACCCTGCGGCTGACGCCCAACGGCATCGACTTGGCCTTGCAGCGTCCGGATGACGCTAACGCCAAGGAAGGCGAAGGCGGCCTGAGCGAGCTGCTGCGCCAACTCGGCCAAGATGCCCTGGCCGTGGGCGAGCGCTACCTGCGCCAGCTCAGCGACCACCTCGATTCGCGCGCCTCGCCCACGGTCTTCGCCACCTACTACCACTCGCCGGCCTACACCCCGCCCGCCAAGCAGGCCCCCGTGCTCAATACGGCCACCTCCAAAGTCGTCCGATTCTGCTAGCCATGCCGCACCTTCCTACTCCTACCGGCAGCAGCAACGACTTGGTGCTAGCCCTGGCCATTACCATCTGTACGGGCTTGCTGATGCTAATCGGCTGGTTTTTAGTACGTACTCTCAAGCAAGTAGAGGATGCCATTCAGGCGGGCAGGGCCGAAACGGCCGCCCTGCGCACGGAGCTGGCTACCGTCAAAAGCGACCTGAAGGGCTACTCCAATTTAGTGCAGCACCTAACGGAAGAAACCGTCGTGCTCAAGCGCGCCTACGCCACCCTGGAGCGCGCCTTCACTGCGATGGACAAGTGGCTCTACGGCCAGGCCATGCAGGGCAAGCTGCCCCACCCGCCCAATTTCCGACCCATTACTCCTGACCCATCAACCATTTAACCCTTTTTTCATGCGTGCCTTCCTGCACAACCGCGACCCCCAACACCTAGCTTGGTACCAACTGCTCTACGGCTGGCTGCTCCGCCACAACGAGCTGCACCTGGCGGCCCTCATCGCCCTGCTCTGGTATCCCATTCAGCTGGCCTTCGACTGGTATTTCCCCGACGCGGCGCCGCTCACGGCCACCCAGCTCCACAAGGTGGTGCTCACGGCCTTCGTGTTCGCCTTCGCCCACGGCTACCTCTGGCTGGGCCTGCGGCTCAACCTGCCCATCATCCCGCGCTGGCTGAAAAAGAACTTCACTACCACCTTCTTATCTCTGACCCCGTGGCAAAAAATGCAGTTTTTCGCCTTTATCTGGTCGGCCTACTTGCTCTGCTTTGCCCTCATGTGGCACGGAGCCAGCCAGGCGGCCTAAGGCCCGCGGCCAACGTGCAGCGCATTCTGGACTGGGAACGCTCGCAACTCCCCGTGCGCGAGCACGGCTACAACCGGGGCAAGGAGGTCGAGTCGTACCAGCGCACCACCGGCAACGCGCCGGGCAGCGAGTGGTGCGGCTCGTTTCAGGCCACGGCCAACGCCCGCTGCGGGCTACCCTTCCCCAAGGCGGCCGGCGGCGCCCGCTACTGGTTTCTGCTCACGAGCCCGCGCACCTTGTTTTTCCTAGGTGTAGTGGGCAGCGTCGACGACATCCAGCCCGGCGACCGGGTCGGCTTCTGGAGCCCTACGGCGCGCCGCATCGGGCACATCGGCATCGTCGAGGCCAAGACCCGCCACGGCTTTACCACTATCGAGGGCAACACCGGCCGGCTCGCCAACGCCGGCGTGCATCGCCTGAGCAGGGGCAGAGGTGAAATCCACGCCGCCTCTAATTGGAGCCACTGACGATGAGGTACTTAATACTCGCTTTGCTGCTCGCAGCCACTTCCTGCGCCGTGCAGCCACCCCACCTGGCCCAGGCCCCGCGCCGGGCCCGTCACCAGTACCGCCACGCCCAGCGCCACCACGCCCGGGTGCGGCCGCATCTCCAACCCATTTATTTCCCTTGGAACTAGTGATTATCCTTCAACGACTTCTCGCCTTGCTGGCCGGCGCCCTCCTCGTGGCCAGCACCCTGGGTAGCTGCGCTAGCTCGGCCGACCTCGCCGAATCGCTCAGCCAGCCCGTGGACAGCACCATTCAGCGCCAGGTGGCACGCCAGCTCCACACCGGCAAGGTCAAGTTCAAGGGCAATGTGACTATCCAGCTCGGCGCCGGCAACGTCAACGCCCCCAAGGCCCAGGGCCCGGTGGCCGCCGGGGCTAGCCAAGTCCAAGACTATACCAAGGCCGGCCAGCACGGCGGCGCCCTGGGCACCGCGCCCGGCGCCAAGGCCGGGGCCACCACCGCCACCGGCGTGCCGCCCTGGCTACTGGGCGCCTGCATCGTACTGCTGCTATTCGGGCTCCTGGCTGGGCTAGCCTATAAGTTTCGTAGTAAGCTCTTTGGCTCCCTACCTTTGCCTTAGCCAGCGCGGATGGAGTGGGATAGTCGAGAGGCCCCAGCTATTTCGTAGCGGCAGCTCCCCGCCGCGCTGCACCATCTGCCAGAAAGCCTTGCCCACTTGGGCGAGGCTTTTTGCTGCTTATTTCGCGGCTCATTCCGCCCCGAGCTATGGCTACTACCCCCGTCGACCCGCCCCACATCCTGAAAGCTAAGCAGGCCGCCGCCGAGCAGGGCCTCGACCTGGTGGCCGCCTTCACGGCCCTGAACCTGGCGGCCGAGTTCTACCGCGAGAGCCCGCCCGCGCCCCCCGTGCCCGATGAGGAACTGGCCAAGCTGCGCCGCATCCTGCGCAATGCCCGCCAGCGCTACCGGCAACTCAAGGAGATACTCGATGCCGGCGACATCCCCGATGCCAAGAAAGTCAAAAAGGTGCGCTTCGTGGTGAACCTACTACTACCCACGAAAGAGCAGGACGATAAAAAAGCCCCGGCCTAGGTCGGGGCTTTTTCGTGCCTGGCTGGAAAATATTTTAGACAATTTTGTATTAAATATTTGACAATCAAATATTTGCGTTACATTTGAAATGCGAAGCAAATAAATGCTTGTGCGTAAGCCTATTAGCCCATGAACGACACCCACCCCCACCTGCTTATTTTTGCCTTCGATGGCCAGGATGTAGAATTTGACCTCTCTGACGCGGAGGTGATGATTAACGCCACGGAAATGGCAACCATCTTTGGAAAGAAGCCCTACGAGTTCATTAGACTAGAACAAACGCAACGGTTCATTGCAGAAATGAAAAGTGCGTTTCCAGCGTTTAAATACGGGCCAGCCCCGTATTTAAAACCTACTCCCGAAGATGAAAATGCTGCCGATACCTCGGATGGCCAGCTCGAGTTAGTGCGCACCAAGCGAGGCCGCGACGACAGCGGCGCTACCTGGATGCACCGGCTGCTGGCCCTCAAGTTTGCGGCTTGGCTCGATGCCCGCTTCGAGGTGTGGGTGTACCGAACCGTGGAGCAAGTACTATTCGCCCACGGCCAGCGCCTGGGCGAGGAGATGCGCGAGAAAGCTCGGCTGCTTGACCGCCGCGAGGAGCTGCGGGAGGCGCTACAAGGCAACCCGCAGTTTCAAGAGCATCAGGCCGTGGAGTACAAGCTGCGCCAGATTGGGACGCGCATGGCCCGGCACAACACGTCGCAATTACAGTTATTTAGGCAGGCCCAATAGTAATCTGAACAGTTTATGGATTACTCGGCGGGGTGTCAATTCAGGTACCCCGCTCATCTTAGTGCTGGTAGGGGGTGATTACCCGTTATTGGAGATTGAGCATACCAAATAAAAAGTATCGGATATTTTAGGACTTTTTCTCTACCTTTCGCGCTGGAAGTTCACCCTCATCATAACCGACAGTAAGACTGTCATCTCATATGCCGAAGTCCAACTTTGAAAACTTTGACCCCTCTGGTTTTGAAGAACTAGTTGTTGCTCTTGGCACAGCTTATATAGGAAACGGTCTGATGCCTTTCGGAGATGGGCCTGATGGAGGGCGTGAAGCCACATTTCACGGCAAAATGGATTATCCCTCGAAGAAATCGGCTTGGGATGGCTACCTCGTGATGCAGTGTAAGCAAAAGAGTACGCTAGGCGCCACTCGTAAGGCTGATGCAGATTGGGCAATTAATGAGCTCAACAAAGAGATGAAAATGTACCAACCTGGGAACGCTTCAGAGCCACGTGCTATTCCCGATTATTACATTTTTGTCACTAATGTGGTGCTTTCACCAGTCAATAAAACAGGAGGTAAAGACCGGTTTGTAGCTGAATTGAAAAAGTGGGCTACTACCCTAGGAATAAAAGGAGTGGACATTTGGGACCGTGATAAACTTGATAGCCTACTAAACGGCAAGCAGGAGGTAGCTCAGCGGTTCGGTCTCTTGCATGCTGGGGACCTAATTCATGAAGCAGTGGAACAAGTGCTCGCACAGAAACAGAGCTTGAAAACAACAGTTGCTGTTTTTTTAGAGGCAGAATTACGCGCTGACCAGTATGTACGTCTCACCCAAGCTGGCCATGTTAGTGATGAGCAAACTCCCTTATCTAGGGTGTTTGTTGATTTGCGAGCAGGCATTCGTGAAAACGACGATTTAAAATTCCATGTCGTTCACACTATTCAAAAGGTATCTGACCGTTCGTTACGTCCATCGCTTTTGCAGGGTGGTCGTCGCCAGAAGGGAAGAGCAAAGGGCAGCACCCAGGATGGTATATGGGATGACCCTACCCGTTTTGTAATTATTGGCGGACCAGGCCAAGGAAAGAGTACAATAGCACAACATCTCGCGCAGAGGCATAGAGCAGCATTATTAATCCAAAAAACTTTTGATAAAGTTGAGCGCGATACGCCTAATATTCTGCGCATTATTAAGCAACATGCAGACGATGCTGGAATAGGTATTCCAACTCATCCTAGAATACCATTCCGCATTGTTCTAGAACAATTCGCTGATGCGCTGGCGAAAAAGGAAGCTAGCTCCGTCATGGAATATATTGCAAATCTTGTAAGCAGACGAACGACAAGACCATTCTCCATTGCGGATGCGGAATGGCTTATGCAAAAAACGCCTTGGCTTATTGCCTTTGATGGACTTGATGAGGTGCCAGCAGTCAGTAATCGAGCTGAGGTTCTCAATGCTGTAACTGTTTTCCTAAACGCTGCTCGCGTGATGGATGCTGATGTCCTAGTTATCGCTACTACTCGACCACAGGGCTATGACCGCGAGTTTGCACCAACAAATTTTAATCATGTTAAACTTATTCCTCTTTCAAAGGATGAAGCATTAGTTTATGCAAAAAAATTCGTTGATGCAAAATACACAGATGACCCAGAGCGTCGTGAACGTATTTTAGAGCGCCTAAAAACTGCAGCGGCTGAGGAGGCAACAGCCCGTATTATGAAAAGTCCTCTTCAGGTAACCATTATGGCGGCCCTGGTAGACTTAGTTGGCAATCCACCACGTGAACGTTATCCGTTGTTCAACCGCTATTATGACATCGTTTACCAACGTGAGCAAGAACGTGGGGGAATCTTTTCCGATGTATTAGCCGATTATCGGGGTCCTATTGATACCCTTCACGACCATATCGGGCTACTACTCCAGATTGAGGCAGAGAAAAAAGGTAATGCGGAAAGTAGAGTTTCGCAAGAAAGACTCAATGAATTAATTCATGAGCACCTTGTAAAGGAAGGATACAAAGGTGAAAAGCTCAAGGAGATTCAAAAAAGTATATTCGATATTGCCATTCTTCGTCTCGTTTTTATTGTCCCTTTAGAAGATGATAGATATGGATTTGAAGTGCGTTCCTTACAGGAGTTTGCTGCAGCACGGGCTTTGATGCAGGGCCAATACCCCAAGGTAAAAAAACGTCTTGCCACAGTTGCACCAGCTCCATATTGGCGCAATACTGTCTTGTTTGCTGTTGGAAGAGCATTTGCTGAACGAGATGAGCAGCAATGTGATATGGTTACACAATTATGTCGTGAACTCAATACGAACAAAGCAGATACTGTTTTGTCACGTACGTTAAGTGGGTCAAGATTGGCACTTGATATTTTGGAAGATGGCATTGTCGATAGACGACCAAAATACCGTGATATTTTTTTGGGTATGGCATTAGAACTGCTGAAAACCCCTAATGATAAAGCTGCTACTCAGCTTGCTGGACAATATACATCTTCCGAGGATAATAGCATATTTATTGAGTCTATTCAGAGCGCAGTTGCTATTGATGGAACTTCCATACCGATTGGGGCTTTTATCGCTCTTGCGCACCTTGCTCAGAGAAAAGATGCAGAGCAGTGGGCAGATGATATTCTTAAAAAGATATGGCCCACTAAACTTAGTGACACAAAACAGGTTTTTGAATCAATAGGTCGTTATTTGTCCTGGAAACCTTGGCAACTTAATGCTGCAGAGCAGGTAGCTCGCAATAGCAGCCCATTTTGGGTTCAAAATATACTTTCAGATATTGTCCCAATAGAATGGATTCAAAAGGTAAAATTTTTGTTTACACAATATCCTAGAAATATAGAAGAGAGAAATTCAGTGAGAGTGCCGATGATAGTGGAAGGAGATTCTAAAAAATCTTTTAACTATCTCTTGCCCGCACAAACTGTTTCAGGAGAAATTATTGATATGATACAAGAGGCAAAACCAACAGATGTTTCTTGGCTACCATTTCTCTTGAGCAAGGATTTTATAAAAAACCCTTCTGCTGTAGCTTTGGCTGAAATATTAGAATCCTTGGCAAAGGAATCTGGTTATTCAGGGGGTACTTACGTTCACAGCGCTCTCCCTTGGGCACTTGATATAATGCTCTACGCCTGCGAGTCTTCTACTGAACTTACAAAGCAGGCACAAAGACTGAGGGCAGGTGAACTAGGCGATGCGTCGGATTGGGAGGCAGCGAACACACGTTGGCGAAGCCGTGGCTATACTGCTGCTGATTGGTATGTATTCTCCGATGAAGATTGGCCCTTCACAGCTATCATTGCTAAGCGTGGAATAGTGCCATTATCGAATTCGCTTATGCATAATTATACTAGCTGTACGCCAGCCGTGCATGCTATGATACAAATTATGAATACAGCTCCTGCTGAAAAAGCACGTAAGGAAGCAGCAGATTCGATAGTATTTCCTCTCAATGTAGTAACAAATTTATTTCGCTTAGAGGTGCCGCAGTTAAATGTGAACCTCTTGTCCGATTTGATAAAATCTACTAAGAAGAAGATAGACCCTCTTTTAGTAATGAAGGCAGTAAGTGTAGACCCGGAATTCGACTTAGCTACTGAATTTGAGTTATTGAATAAGATTGGTGTAAACACTGATTTATTTTCGTTTGTAAATTATTCTGCTCTTTCGCCAGCGCAAAGAACATTATACGATAAGGTGGCTCTGGAATTAATTACTTTCCTAGGTCGAAAAAATCCTCGTGAAGGTATTCTAAGGCTTTTGGCTAGTTTAGCAATGAACGGAATGAAGCTACCTTCTGTAACTATCGATTCGACCAAGCTCTCTTCGAGCGGACGTGTCCTATTTTTAATACTTGTGCTATATGGTCAAAAAAACCCTGTTATTACAGTTGATTCAATGGTACAGCAGATACTGGAGGTATGGACGGTTGAAGACCCTGATGGCAGTGATTTGCCACCAATGCAAAAAGCTGTCAATTTAGCTAATGTAAATCGCCAGTCTCTTTCTGAATACGTTAACGAAGTGCTAAGCAAGCTTCTACTATCTCCAATAGTGCAGCCTTACATGAAGAATAGTATAATGGAAGAATTGATACACCAAACCAGCTTTCGTACAAGCGGTCTCGGCAGTATCAAGCGCAGGGTAGCACTTGGTATCTAAAAATATCATAACTGGTCAGCAAAGCCCGGCCCCACCAGCCGGGCTTTTTTGTGCCCATACCAAATTTTCCTCCCATATTTGCCCCGCGAAGAATTACCCAGTGGGCGACTGCCACTCAAAACCTAGTCGGGGCTTTTTGAGTGGCATTTCTATGTCATAGCGTTCCTCAACCACGGTAAAGGTTGGGCAGAGAGGGGGGTAGCCGCAAGGCCCCCATTGTAAATCCACTGGGTTTCTTCGCACCTCTTTGTCCAGCCGTTGCCGTGGTTTTTTCATTCATTATCATCAGTTTACCGCGAAGAAGCCCGATGAAGACCGTAACCGTCACCCCCCAAAACGAGACCCAGCTCCAGGTCAAAGTGCTGCGCAAGCCGCTGGAGAAACTGCTCGACTGCCTCAGCGAGCCCGCCAACCTGGGCGCTACCTTCAACCGCCTGCTGTTTGGCTACCTGGCCCAGGGCGGCACCATGCTCGCCGACGAGTTTGAGAACGTCAATGCCCTGTCCGACTTCATCTTGGCCTGCACCGCCACCAAGCGCGAAGTAAAGGAGGGAGCCACCATTTTAGTAGGCCAGGCATGAAGCGCATCGTTCACCACCTGCCCGACCTGGCCTGGGAGCAGGCCGCGCTCATCACCCAGCTCACCACCCAGAGCCTCTTCGCCCCCGAAGACATCGCCGACCTCCAACTGCTGCTGGCCCGCCACTCGCCGGCCCGCCTGCTCGAAGCCCTCGACCAGGTCATGGATGCGCTCGCCGCCGAAGGCCGCCTGCCTACCTTCCCCTTCGGCCCCGAGGCCGACTCCTACTCCCTGCTCTACACGGGCATCTGCCGCCTGCATGAGCTAGCCGAGCCCACCCCCGCCACCTACTTAGCCGCCGCCTAGCCATGAGCAAGCAGAAGAAGCAACCGCCCATCGGCTTCGGCCGCGCCCCCATGCCCGACGCGGCCGGCCAGCAGCCCGCCCCCGAACAGCCCAAAAAGACCCCGCGCGAGGTGCCGCCGCCCCTGGTGGTGCCCCTGGCCATCGACGACGTGGAGCTGTACGAAATCCTGCAGCGCTACAACCTCCAGCCCCTGGTACCCCTGGCCAAGTTCGAGTACCAGCTCGTGGAGGTCATCGCCGCCCTCGAGAAGCGGGTGCGGGAGCTAGACCCTGATTTGTAGTTAGCGCATAAAAAAAGCCCCAGGCCGACTCCTGGGGCTTTTTTTTAGGCAAGGCTAGCTGTTGGCGGCTAACGCTGTTTCGGGTGTGGGCTTGCGCAAACTCAAGAGAATGAGCCAGCCAATTCCTAAGTACAGTACCTGCTGCGTGCAGAAATTGATAATAGAGGCCGTCGAAAAAAACAGCTTGGGAGCCATCCGCTTGTAGTCAAGTATTACGAATAATAACCCTAAGACGGTGAGTACGAGATAAGTAATTTTCGCCCAGCGACGTCCCCTGCTGATGCAGTAAGCCACCCAAAAAAGCCAGGGTAAGTACAACACTAATGCCCATATCGTGGTCCGCGGCATATGCGCCGCCCAAAAGCCTTGCTTAGTAAGGTAATTACCGATTGTGAGTGCCGCGATGTTGACAATAAAAATTAGCTTGGCAGCCAGTCTTTCGTAGCGATGTTGTTGGGCAAGAGTCATGCGGCAAGGTGGAGAAGCGGCTAGGGGAGGTGCAAATAACGGCTTAACCGGAAGGCTTCTTTGCACTCTACCAGTCGAGTAGTTGACAGTTCATGGAATGACTTGAAAACGAGTCAATTAACTTGACTTGTCGGGCCAGTTGATGCGTTGTTTGTATCAGATAACAGCAACGCTAACAACGACTTACCGCCATGACTACCGCCCAAATCCTCGCCTCGACCGGAACGACCAAAACCTGGAAAATGCAGCAGCTCTTCGCCCTGGGCCACAGCCGGAGCGAAGTAGCCACCCTGCTGGGCGTAGGCTACGGCTTCGCCCAAAACGTGTACGCCGCCTGGACCGCCGCCGGCAACCGCCCGGCCGCCACCCGCCTGGTAGCCACGGCCGGCGGCGCGGCCCCAGTGGCTAGCCCCCGCGCCCTGGTAATGCCGGCACCCTTCGCCCCCGGCGCCCTGACCCGCACCTTCGGGGTCGAGATAGAGGCCTACGGCGTACCCACCACGGCCCTGCTCGCCGAGCTACGCGCCCAGGGCCTCGAAGCCGAAAGCGAGGGCTACAACCACACCACCCGCGCCCACTGGAAAATCACCACCGACGCCAGCATCAGCGGCGCCCACGCCTTCGAGCTGGTAAGCCCGGTCCTGCGGGGCCTCGAGGGCCTGGCCGAGCTGGAAAAGGCCTGCCGCGCCCTGAGAGTCTGCGGCGCCCAGGTAAACGCCTCCTGCGGCCTGCACGTCCACTTTGGCGCCACCAACTTGGGTATCCAGCACCTACGCCAGTTAGTGCGCAACTACCTGGTACTGGAGCCTACCATCGACCAGCTCATGCCCCGCGCCCGCCGCGCCAACAACGCCGGCTACTGCCAGGGCCTGCTGCGCGGCCGCACGCTCGCCGCCGCCGAGCAAGCCATCCTGGCCGCTACCTCGCCCGAGGCCTTGAGCGCGGCCGCCAACGGCGGCGACCGCTACCACAAGGTGAACCTCCAGAGCTACTTCCGCCAGGGCACCGTAGAATTTCGCCAGCACTCGGGCAGCACCGACTACGAGAAGATTAGCATGTGGATAAAATTCCTGCACAACCTAATCGACTACTCGGCTAGCCACTTAGCCGCCCCGGCCCTGCCCGTAGAGCAGCTCACTACCTTCTGCCAGCGCGATATTGCCACCTACTACCAGCGCCGCCGCACGGTGCTGGCTACCCGCTAAGCCCCTATGAAGTACGAAATCTTGGGTGGCGGCCAGCTAGAGGCCGCCACCCCGCTGGAAGTAGTCGAGGCCCTGCGCCAGGACGGTATGGCCTGGATACCCACCGTGGGTATCGAGGATTTTATGGAGGGCATGGCCGACCGCTGCTACAAGCAGCGCGAGGTCGTAGTGCGTACCGACTCGGTGGAGCACTTCGTGGCCGACTTGGTGCAGCACGGCTTTCTCACGCCGGTCATTCCAGTCATTCTAGGTTCAACCGAAGCTGCGCCCGCCAAAAACGAGCTGCTTTCTGCCGTAATTCAAGCCGCGCCCGCTGGTGCCCAGTGGTTTATCAGCAGTGATTCCTGGCAAAGCATCCCGGAACTGTTGGCTTTCGCTAGCGAGCCCAGCGACAATGCAGGGGAATGGAAATTCCGGGTAACCGAAGAGAATAGGGGACACCTGCGGGAAATTATTGAGCAGTATGAGCTAGGGGAAAAAAATGTCCACATGACGCTGCACTCGGCTACTGACAGCCACCTATTTAATTCCTTCGACTGCCTGCTGATGATAATAGTAAACAGGTCGTTAGGCATCACCGCTGAGTTGCTACGCCGCTTCCCCTCGCTGGATATTTACGAGGAATAAAACACGCTGCAACTGCCGCCCCAGCCCCACCGGCTGGGGCTTTTTTGTGTCCTTTCGGCCCGAGGCAGGCGCCGGCAACTTCGGGGCATGGAAACGCTACAAATCGGCACCTTCACCCGGCAAGTGCCCAGCACGTGGGACGAACTGAGCCGCCCGCAACTGCTGCGCCTGCTGCCCGACGTCTACGCCAAGCCCACCCCCGACCGCCGGCTGCGCCTGCTGGCGGCCCTGAGCGGCTACCCTTTGCCCTTGCTGGCGGGCCTGGCGCCCGTAGTGCTGGGGCAGCTTCTGCCCCTGGCCGACTGGCTGGCCAGCGAGCAGCACCGCCTCACCGACCAGCTGCTGCCCACCCTCGCCGTGGAGCGCCGCGCCGGCCGGCCCACCACCTGGCACGGCCCGCTGGGTCAACTGCGCAACCTGCTCTTCGGCGAGTTCATGTTTGCCGACACCTTCTTCGTGCTCTACTGCCAGCACGGCCACGCCTCGGCCCTCGACCAGTTCCTGACCGTGCTCTACCGCCCCGCCCGGGCCGGGGCCGACCCCGACGCACCCGACTGGGCGGGCGACGTGCGCCTACCCTTCAACGAGCACCAGCTCGAGCGGCGCACCCTCAAGGTGGCCAAAGTGCCGCACGTGGAGAAGCTAGCCGCCCTCACCTGGTGGAAGGGCTGCCGCGCCCAGCTCGCCGACGAGTTTCCCGACGTGTTCGCCGCAGCCGAGGAGGATGCCGGCCGCAAGGCCCAGCAGGCCCCGCCCGATTGGGGCCGGGTGCTGCGCAAGCTCTCCGGCGGCGCCTTCGGCCCCGTGCAGCAAACCGTGCAGCAGCCCCTGCGCTTGGTGCTAGCCGAAATGCAGGACTTGGCCGCCCACTACAATCAGCTAAAATCCCAGCAAAAACATGCGTAACGCCGCCTACGAGGGCCTTTTTTATAAGCTAGCCCAGACCCATAATCTTATTCGCCACCGCGACGACTCGCCCCGCTTTGCCCGCATCATCGTCTCGGTGGACCCCATCCAGAAGCTCGCCGACCTGGCCGAGATGGAGGAAGTGCTGCTCGGCCGCTACCTCAAGCCCGGCGCGGGGCAGCACGTGCTCGTGCTGGAGTCGCTACAAAGCCAGGTGCAGGACAACCAGGGCGACAACTACCAGCACCGGCGCCGGGGCGCCTTCTTCGTGCTGGCCCAGGCCCCGCACGCCCGCGACGCCTGGAGTGTCCTCGACCAGACCGAAACCACGGGCGAGCAGCTGCTCGGCGCCGTGCTCCACGAGCTGCGCGACACCCCCAAAACGCGCCTGACCGTGGGCAGCATCACCCTGGATGCCGTGGGCCCCATCGGCGACGGCACCTGGTACGGCACGCGCTTCGACTTCGAATTCTTCACCCCCGCCACCGGCGCGCTGAGCTATCAGCCGGCGGCCTTCACCCCGCTTTAACATGGCCGGCGAACGCTACGCACGCATTACCCTCCAGGCCCACTTCTCGCGCAACGACAACGCGCGGGGCAACGAAACGGCCCTGGCCGACTTTAAACTTGCCACCCAGACCGTGCGCGTGCGCCGGGGCGGGCAGCCGGGCGAGTTCGTGGTGCCCGACCCCGACGAGACCGGGGTGGGCGACAAGTACGTGCTCAAGGCCGTGCAGAACCTGCTGGCCGTACTCGGCCCCCGCCTCTTCTTTCTCAACCTGCCTTACCAGGTAAGTGCCCCGCGCGAAACGGGCAAGACGGTTCCCGACCCCTACGACAACTCGTCCCAGATTCCGGTGGTCGAGTTCGACATCACAGCCACGGCCTACGACGTTGGCCCGGTGCCCCCCCTCGGCTTCGAGTCCTCCTACGCCACGGGCTGGACGATAGTGAGCGTGGAGCCCAACGTGTCGCCCGTGTTTGCCACGGCCGACGTGACCGACGCCACTAGTTTCGGCGCGGCCGATGGGGCCATTACCCTCACAGCCTCGGGCGGGAGCTACGCCCCGCCCGGCCTGTTTACCTACCGCTGGAGCGATGGGGCCGTGGACCCCGTGCGGACAGGCCTGCGGGCCGGCACCTACCTGTGCACCATCAGCGACTACAGCTCGGGGGCCAACGTTACGCTCAAAATAGTGGTGAACTCCGACCCCGAGCTGGTGGTGGCGGTGGTCACCACCGACACGAGCATCACGCTCACGGTCAGTGGGGGCCTGCCGCCCTACCAGTACGCCTGGGCCGATGGCCCGGCCCTAGCCAGCCGCACGGGCCTCACGGCCGACACGTACACCTGCGTCATCACCGACGCGCGGGGCACCACCAAGCGCATTGAGGTTACACTCTCGGCCTACCATTATAATTGGAGCGAGAACCCCATCACCCTGGCCCTGGACGCGGGCGACGATTACCGGCTCGACCCCACCACCAAGCCCAACCTGAGCTTCCTCTGTGAGGTGTGGGTGGAGCAGGACTACCTCAGCGGCACGTTCGTGCAGGTGGGCACCACGCTGGAGCAGCCCGCCGACCGCGACGGCCGCACCGTGTTCCAGGTGCAGGCGCTGCTGGCGGCCTTCCTGGCGCCCCACGTGCCGGCGCCGGCCAGCCCCGCCATCACCCGGGCGGGCTCCGTGTTCCGGCGCTACTTCCTGCGCCACGCCCAGCAGTACGGCGCCGTGCCCACGCCGCAGCCGAGCCTAGCCCTGGAGCGCAACTACGTGGTGCTGGGTGGGCTCAACTTCTACGAGGCCAGCCAAGCCACCTGGTTTACCGACTACCAGCCCCGCGTGCAGCCCTTCCTGAGCTGGGAGCCCACGACCAAGGCCGTGCTCGACGACCAGCCCGAGTTTCTCTACTTCATGGTGCGCAAGGCCCCCGAGGCCTTCCGCGTGCAGGTGCGCGTGCGCTTCAGCGACGCCAGCGAGCAAGTGACCTCGGGCGGCGAGCAGGCCGGCGTGCGCGACTTCGAGGTGTACTGCCTGCCCGTGGGCTACCAGGCCCTGGCCCTGGGCACGCTGGGCAAGGACGTGCGCTGGTGGGAGGTCACCGTGCTGAGCCTGGATGGGCTGACGGTGCTAAGCGAAACCCGCCGCTTCGTGCGCGAGCGCCGCGTGTTTCCCCACCGGCGCTACTTCCTCTTTGCTACCTCCCTCGGGGGCATGGCCACCTACGCCGCCCTGGGTGAGGCCCAGACCGACGCCGAAATCACCGGCACCGAGGCCAGCCGCACAGCCGAGCCCGGCTACGACCCGCTGCTGGGCGACGTGGCCGTGCAGGCGCGCGCGCTGCGCCCCGTGGTGAAGGTGGCCGCCGGCCCCCGCACCCGCGCCCAGCTGCTGGCCAGCCAGGACTTGCTGCTCAGCCGGCGGGTGCTGCTGCTGCAAGACCGCCGCTGGCTGGCCGGCTACCTGAAGGCCAAGACCGCGCCGCTGCTCGACGAGAGCAAGCTGGTGCAGGTGCAGGAATTTGAGTTTTACCTGGCCACCGAGCGCCTTTACACCCCTGCTTTATGATTGGGCTAAAAGTCACGGCCGGCTGGCTGGAGCTACCGGCCGCCACCATTACGCTGGAAATCAGTAATCCCTACTTCTCCACTGGCTCGGTGCCGGGCACCAGCACCTACCCCTTCGGCGTGAGCCGCACGCCGGGCAACCAGGTGCGCCTGGGCTTTCCCGACGTGCGCGCCGACCAGGGCGAGCGCATCGCCGACGAACCCTGCCAGCTCTACCTCGACGGGGTGCTGCGCTGGGCAGGCGTGCTCGTGTACCTGGACTGCGACGAGGACAAGAACCTGTACGAGTACACCTTCGTGGCCGACGCCGCCGACCTGGCCAGCCGTATCGAGGGCGTGAGCCTGCCGGGCCTCGACCTGGGCACGGTGGCGCTGGAGCTGGTGCCCGACGCGGCCGACTACGCCCTGCCGTGCCTGCGCAATGCCGTTTTCTACGATGCCGACAAGGTGCCCACCTACGCCCAGGTGGTCAACTACTACCAGGGCGGGGCCTACCAGCTCAGCCCCGGCGGTAAGCGCGCCCCCATCGTGCCGTTTCCGCGCCTGGTGCCGCTGCTGCACCGCGTGTTCGGCGCCCTGGGCTACGCCGTGAGCGGGCGCTGGTTGGCCACCGAGGAGGCTGGCCAGGCCATCGTGTACTCTGACCGGGCGGCAGAGGACGCCAGTGGCCAGGTGCTGACGCTGGTGGCCCTGAACCGGCACGTGCCCGACCTGCCGGTGGCCGACCTGCTGGTGGCCCTGCAGCAGGTCTTCGGCCTGGCCTACGACTTTCACCCCGTGCGGCGTGAGCTGCGCATCCGGGCCCTGCGCGACGTGGTGGCCGACCCGGCCTACGTGGCGCGCGCGGCCGGCGGCCCGGCCCGCACCACGGCCGTAACCGGCGACGGCTACACCTTGGAGATGGCGCTGGAGCAGGACGACGAGCTGAACAAAACCCTCGACGTAGGCTGGGCCAAGCTCGTCATCGGCAAAGGCAAGCAGACCATCAGCACTGTGGCCGGCACGCTGCACGTGGTGCGCGAGGCCGACCCCCTCGTGGCCGGCCGCCAGTGGGTCGTGCCGGCGGTGGCCGCCAAGGGCGCGAGCCTGGCCTTCGACAACGGCGACGACTCGCGCTGTGGCCTGCGCCTGCTCTACGACCGCGGCCTGCAACCCGACTCGCAGCGCCAGCCCTACCCACTCGCCACCTGGGAGGCCCGCGACTACGCCGGGGCGCAGGTGGGGGCCAGCACCCTGCGCTGGGCCGGCGACGACGGCCTCTACGCCACGTGGCACGCGGCCTGGCTGGCCTTCCTGGACCGGGCCGTGACCAAGGAGCGCACCATGCCCTTTACCCTGGCCGACCTGCTCACCCTCGACCCCGCCCGCAAGGAGCTGGTGCAGGGCCGCAAGTACTTCTGGGAGAAGGTCTCCCTGAGCCTGAGCACCACCGGCGCCCCGCTGGCCACGGCCGCCTACACCTACCGCTACACCCGCCTGTGACCCCGACCCTAACCCCGCACCAACTCGCCCAGCAGTGGCTCGACATTACGGTCGAGCGCTTCGCGGCCAACATCCAGAAGCTGCGCATCGGCAGCACCGGCGCCCTGCTGGCCAGCTTCCGCAAGCAGGTCATCGGCGCCGCCGGCAGCGACCGCCTGCGCCTGCGCCTCTCTTACGCCCTGTATGGCCAGTTTGTCGACATGGGCGTGGGCCGGGGCATGGCCGCCGGCCAGCGCCAGGGCAGCGACGGCTACGAGCGTGTGCGCAACTCGCGCGGCCGGCTGCGGCGCCACGCCCGCCGGGCCAAGCCCTGGTACTCGAAAGAAATCGCCCACCAGACCCACCGCCTCAGCGAGCTGCTACTCGACCTCTACGGCCAGGTGGCCCTGGCCCAGACCCAGAACGTGAGCGCGGGCGACATCACCCTCACTTTTTAATCTACGCTACCGATGGCAACTACTCCAGATACCCGGGAAGTCGAAATCCTGGTGAACGCCCAAAAAGCGAACGCCAGCATCAAGGAAATGGGGGCGGGCGTGGCCCTGCTCACCAACCAGCTCAGCAAGATGGCGGCCGACGACCCGCGCCGCGAGCAGCTCAAGCGCGACTTCGACGTGCTGAGCCAGCGCGTGGGTGAGGCCCGCAAGGAGATGCGCACCTACGTGATGACGGCTGAGGAAGTGCGCCTGGCCACCGAGAAGCTGAATAAGGAAAACACCGAAGTCATCCTCAACGGCAAGAAGCTCAACGCCTCCTTCAACGATATGCGGGCCTCGGCCAGCCTGCTGGAGAAGCAGTTGCACGAAATGAACGGCGACGACCCGGGCCGCAAGAAGATGCTGGCCGACTACCACGCCCTGCAGGAACGCATCGAGGGCGTGAGCCAGCAAATGAAGAAGGCCAGCACGGAGTCGGGCTTCTTCAAGCAGGCCCTGGGCAACGCGTTTGCCTTCGCGGCCGGCGGCGGCATCGAGGCCCTGGCCGAGAAAGTGCTCGACGTGGGCAAGGATATCGCCGAGACCACGGCCAAGTTCGAGACCTACGAAACGGTGATGACCACCGCCCTGGGCGACAAGAGCAAGGCCCAGCAGGCGATGAAGGACATCCAGACGATGGCGGCCAAAACGCCGTTTTCCATCGACGAGCTGACGGGCAGCTTCATCAAGTTCGTGAACCGGGGCCTGAACCCGAGCATGGCCGAGATGACCAAACTCGCCGACCTGGCGGCGAGCCAGGGCAAGTCGTTCGACCAGCTCACCGAGGCCGTGCTCGATGCCGGCGGCGGCGAGTTCGAGCGCCTGAAGGAATTCGGCCTCAAGGCCAGCAAGTCGGGCGACCAGGTTACGCTCAGCTTCAAGGGCGTGAATCAGGTGGTGAAAAATACGCCCGAGGCCATCAACGGCGCCATCATGGCCTTCGGCAGCATGCAGGGCGTGGCCGGCAGCACGGCCAACATCAGCAAAACGCTCGAGGGCCAGTGGTCGAACCTGGGCGACACGGCCAGCCAGCTGGAGGTGACCGTGGGCAAAGGCCTGCGCCCAGTGTTCACCTGGCTGCTCACGATGTTTGGCAGCCTGCTCAACTGGGTGGGCCGCTTCATCGAGGGCGCCGCCCCGCTCAAGTCGTTCTTCCTGGACATCATCGACGTGTTCGCTGACCTCTACCACGACGTGGGCGAGGTGCTGGCCTCGCTGGGCCTGTTCAGCGAGAAAACCGATACGGTCAAAGTCGCCGTGGAGGCCCTCAAGTTTGTGCTCACCTTGGCGCTGCTGCCGATTAAGACGCTGGCCATCGCCGCCCGCGGCATCGTCGACACGTTCATCGACTGGTATAATAGGAGTGAGACCCTGCGCGGGGTGCTCGGCGGCCTCGGGGCCGTGATTGTCGGCCTGTTCACCACCATCAAGGATAGCGCCCTCAAGATATTAGGCGGCGTCAGCGATATCATCATCGGCATTTTCACCCTCGACAAGGACAAGATTATCGCCGGCTTCAAATCGGCGATGACTGCCACGGCCGACGTCATGTTCAGCGGCGGCGCCCAGGCGGCCGCAAACTTCAAAAAGGGCTACGAGGCCAATAAAAACAACCACATCGAGCACAGGGTGCGCGTGAAAACCGAGACCGAGGAGGAGGCTGCGGCTAGCCCGGTGGGCGACAAGCTCACCTCCGACAAAAGCGGCGACGATGCCGCGGCGGCGAAGAAAGCGGAAGCTGCGGCCAAGAAGGCCAAGGCCGCCCGTGACAAAGCCGACCGCGAGCACCTGGCTGACCTGAAGCGCCTGGTGAAAGACCAGGGCGACATCCTGGAGGGCAGCAGTGAGCTGGAGCGCGCCCGCCAGGAGGCAGCTAACACCGACGAGCTGAAGCGGCGCGAAGCGCAGCGCCATAAAATCATGCGCGACGCCAGCCTCAAGTACAACGACCTGCTGCTGCTCGATGGCAACCACACGCTGGAGCTGGAGCAGGTGCTGACCGACCGCGACCAGAAGCTGCGCGACCTGCAAACCAAGTGGGACGAGGAGGATGTTAAAAAGAAAGAGCAGGCCCTGAAGGATAACCTGGCCGCGGCTGAGGCTGACAACAAGGATGCCATCACCGCCCTGGAGGATACCCACACCCTGGGCCTGGTCAGCGAGCAGGAGTATCAGGACCAGCTCTACTTCCTGCAAAAGCAGGGCCTGGAGAAGCGCCTGGCGCTGCTCATGGAGGCCGGCCAGGGCGAAACCAAGGAAGCGGCCAACCTACGCGCGGCGCTCAGCAAGGTGGACGGCGACTACACCAAGAAGAAAAAGGCCCAGGAAGAAGACCTGGCCAAGTTCAACATGAAGATGGCGGCCCAGGGCGCGCACCTGTTGGTGGAGGGCTTGCAGCAGGTCGAGGACATGCTCGACCAGAAGAGTGCGGCCTACGAAGCGTTCAAGGCCGCCCGCAAAACGGCCGAGCTAGCGGAGCTGGGCATCAACCTGGCGGCTGAAATCCAGGCCATCTGGAAGGCCTCGTCGGAAAACCCGCTCAACGGCATCACCGGCGGCGTGGCCGGCACGGTGCAGGGTACGCTGCTCACGGGCCTGGCCGTGGCCCGGGCCACGGCGGCCGGCGCCAAAATCATGGGCTTCGCCGAGGGCGGCCCTACCGGCGGGGGCATGGCCATGAGCCAGCCGGCCGGCGGCATCTGGGACGTGATGAGCCAGGCCACGGGGATGGGCGTGAGCCCCGGCGGCAAGCTGGTCGATGACCAGGGCCTGGAGGTCGCCGGCATCGTGCATAAAAACGAGTACGTCATCCCCGAGTGGATGCGCGCCGACCCGCAGGTACTGCAAGTCGAAAACTGGCTGGAGGCCCGCCGCCAGCGCGGCAGCTTCGCCGAGGGCGGCCCCACCACGGCCGGCGACGTGCGGGCCGGGGCTAACCCGGCGCCCGCTGGCCAGGACCCGGCCGAGCAGGCGCAGCTCGTGCGCGTGCTGGCCTCGCTCGACCAGCGCCTGCAAAAAGTAGAGGAGTGGCCCACTAGCCTGGAAGTAGTACTCGACCTACTCGGCCTCGACCGGGCGCAGGCCAAAATCAAGAAGGTGCAGGCCAAGTCGGAAATCAAGCCGAACTAGCCCTCCAAAAAACGACTGTATTTTGGAGAGTCTCCGACACCCCTCAAACGGCCCCGAAACGCAGGTTTTTGGGGCCGTTTTTTTGCACCCTTTTTTGGAGGGTATTTTTGGGTATGAAAGTCATTCAAGACCGCTTTAACAAATGAGCGAGCAAGCCCCAGAAGTACGATTAGTAAAGTCCTGCTCAAACTGCCCCTTCTCACATCTCAACTTGGGCCGCGGTGACCACCACTTGTGTATTGCTCAGAAAGAGCATGGTGACGTGACTCATCACTGGCGCACAGGAAATCGGCCCTGGTGGTGCCCCCTCAAAACCAAAGATGTCCTGGTATCTATCCAACCAGGTGCGCCAATAGAGCCGAGTTGGGAAGAAATGATGGGGCCGCAACAGAGCGAGCCACTGTAACTGTGCTTCAATAAATATGCGAGTAGCTATCTACGCTCGGGTGTCGACGAAAGACAAAGGCCAGGACACCGAGAACCAGTTGCACCAGCTCCGCGAGTTTGCCGAGCGCCACGGCACCATATATAAGGTGTACACCGACCAGGAGTCGGGCAGCAAGGCCGAGCGCGCTGAATTCAAGACCCTGCTGCTCGAGGCCTACCAGAAGAAGTTTGACCTGGTGGTGTTCTGGCGCCTCGACCGCTTCAGCCGGGAGGGGGCGCTAGCCACGCTCCGCTACCTGAAGGAACTGAAGGACCACGGGGTGAATTACAAGTCCTTCACCGAGCCCTACCTCGACTCGCTCGGCCCCTTCGGCGATGTCATCGTCTCGATGCTGGCCACCATCGCGGCCCAAGACCTGATTAAGATTTCGGAGAACACCAAGGCGGCGCTGGCCAAGAAGAAAGCGGCGGGCCAGAAGCTCGGCGCTCCTTCAAAGGATGCCGCTGTAATAGAACAAGTACGCCGTCTCAAAGCGGGCGGGGCATCCAATCAGGCCATTGCACGGGCGCTCGAAATATCGCCCAGCACCGTGGCCAAGTACCTGGCGTAACTGAGCAAGGTGCAATTTTTAGGGCTCTTTTTCAGTGAAAAATAAATGGGCTTTTAATCAGCTAATTGGGGGAAATATGCCTGTATGTAGCGTAATATCTGGTCAGTATTGCATTATTAAGCATCTATTCTTAGACCATTTAGATGCACACGGCGTTGTTTGCTGTGCAATCTCATTCTTAGAAGCCTATGCAACCAAACATCAGTTCTCCTCCCAATCCTATCCAATCCGCTCTAACCAAGTTCTTTGAAACGAATGAAGATTTAGAAGTTACTGAAGATTTACTACGCCGCATTTTTTTTGAATACCTCCGCTCCCAGCCGGTTATAACCACCGAGCAAGCCGAGATTCTCGAAGCCGTCGCAGACCTACTCAAAGTAGTTTTACGCAATCCAACCGCCTAAAAAAGGCCCTGGTGAGTACCAGGGTCTTTTTTAATTATCCAACTCGTCTAGCCTATCTATTTCGGCCTGCTTCATCGCCTCGTCGACGTGCACGTACTTCATCGTCATGCTGAGCTTCTTGTGGCCGAGCAGTTTTTGCAGTACCTCGACCTTGCCGCCCCTCCGGATGAAATTGGTGGCGAACGTCTCGCGGCCGATGTGGTGGTGCAGGTGGGTGGCGATTTTCAGGTTGGTGCCAATAATTCGGAGCTGGCGATTGGTGTACTGGTCGGAGTAGAGGCGAAAGCCATCGCACTCGTTTTCGATTCGGCTGTCCTGCAGGTAGGCTAGCGCCCGCTTCGTAATGGGTAAGAGCAAGTCCTTCTCGTCGTATCGATAGGTTTTGTGCGGCTGAAGCACCATTTGCTGGCCGCGCACCTGCACCGAGGCCATTTGCTTGAGGTCGCCAAGGCGCAGGCCGCAGTGACAGCTAAACAGAAACTTTTGTAGAATGCGCCGGTGGGTCGAGCCTGGCTCCAGGTAGGTGTAGTATTGCTCCAGCCGCGCCAGCTCCTCTTGGCTCAGCGCGCGCCACTGGCCCTGCACCGTGCTGTTCACAAAATACTCGTAGGGATCCTCAAACGTGATTTTGTCGCGGCGAGCCAGTTCCAGGTATGCCTTCACGTTGCGATGCCGGCCGCTCCTGGTATTCTGGCAGCTTTGGTGCTCGGACTTCAACCAAGCATCGAAGTCGTGGCTAAACTTATGGGTAAGCGAGGCGAAGGGCAGCGTAACGGAGGCTACGTCGATGGGTGGGCTAGCCACGCGCCTGCGGCCGGCACTGCCGCGCGCAGGGCGGCTGCCGTGGGCCACGAACTGCCGCAGCTTGTTGAGGGTGGAGTGATGCGACTTCCAGGTATTCTGGGTGATTTGCCCCCGCCGATATCGCTCATCGGTGCGCTTACCCATGTAGGCTAGAAAATCCTCTTTCGAGGCACCCGAGTTGTATTCGCGCATGAATTCATCGGCCGTGAGGTGGCGCTCGCTGAGCCGGTAGCGGATGGCAATCTTGTTGGCCGCGCCCAGGGCCTGGCCGATGAGCAGGTTGTAGTCGACTGCTCTAGTGGCCCACCCCTCCCCCAGCTCGGTGATAGCAGCCTTAGCATCCACGCCCGCCGGGGCCTTGAGCAGGCACTTGCCGGCCTCCTTATCCCAGAGCACCTCGGGCCACGCGAAGCCCAGGGCGATGGGCAT